AGGGAAGACCTACATCGCACTTTATAAAGCATTAGAGGAAGCACTAGATCCAGAAACATCTTTCGACCGAGTTATTATTGTTCGCTCGGCCGTCCCATCAAGAGAAATTGGTCACTTACCGGGAGACGAAAAAGAAAAGACAGAAGTTTATCAGTTGCCTTATGTAGAAATCTGCGAGGATTTGTTTAATCATATCCAGCCATTTCAGCGATTGCAAGAACAGAAGACAGTGAACTTTATGATCACTTCATTTGTTCGTGGTATCACTCTAGATAATTCCATCGTCATTGTTGATGAATGTCAGAATATGACGGATATGGAACTCAATTCAATCATGACTAGAATTGGTAAAAACTCAAAGATCATCTTCTGCGGAGATTTCCGTCAGACTGATCTATATAAAAAGAACGATATGTCGGGACTTCAAAAGTTCATCGCTATCGCCGAACTAATGCCTTCGTTCAAAACATTAGAGTTTTCAGTTCATGATATTGTTCGTTCCAAATTGGTAAAGGAATACATTCTAGCCCGTCTAGAATATGAGGAGAGATACGCATAAAAGACTTGACAAACTAGGCGAATCATGTTATAAGAGTATATGTTTAAAACGATCTATGATTATACCGATTTCGCCCAAGATGAAACTAGAGAAGATGGTAGCAGAGTTTACGTCAATGCCTCTGGCGTTGGATATCCTTCTGCTACCACCGTTCTCGGTGTTCTGAATAAAGATGGCATCACCAAGTGGCGAGAGCGTGTTGGTGAAGAAGAAGCCAATCGTATTTCTAAGCAAGCTACTACCCGTGGCACTAAGATCCACTCGCTCACCGAAGCATATCTCAAGAATGAAGAAGTTGATTTTGCAGGCGTAAAAGCCTCTCTCTTGGATCAAGAGATGTTCAACAAGTTCAAGACCATTCTTGATCCTATCGATAACATTCACTGTCAAGAACTCGCTCTTTACAGCGACTACCTGCGTATGGCTGGTCGCGTTGACTGTATTGCTGAATACAACGGTGTTCGTGCAGTGATCGACTTCAAGACCTCTAATCGTCTAAAGAAGAAGGAACATATCAGTTCCTACTTTATGCAGGCCACTGCATATGCAATCATGTATGAAGAACGAACTGGTATTCCTGTTCCCTTTCTCGTTATTCTGATTGCAGTTGATGGTGATGAACCTCAGGTTTTCGTTGAGAAGCGTGACAATTGGGCAGAAAAATTGCTTGAAGCTCGCGATTTGTTTGAAAAAGGTGTTGACAAATAACACCCGAGGTCTTATATATAGATTATCAGTTGTTGACAGGCAACAATAAAGGCGGAAAGACAGGGGTTCGACTCCCCTCACCTCCACCATAGACACACTGGGCAGACATAGCCCCTGTAAAACGGGGAAGTATGGTGGTGATGACAGTGTGTCTTTGATGGGGGTGACCTGGATATCGATTTTCGTGTAATAGGGCGTCCGAGACTGATTGACTGGCAAAGTGCCACTAAACGTAAACGCAAACGATAACAACGTTGCATTTGCTCTAGCCGCTTAAGGCTAGCATTGGGTTTTCGGTATCTTTTCCTCGAAACAGAATAAAGATACCACGTTCTTCTTATAAGATGAATTGAGTGAGGTTAGAACTTTATATTACTAAATAGTTACATGACCCACTGTGCGAAACTGAATAAGCCAAGCACAGTGGGTCATTTTTTGTCTTCGGGCAAAGCAGTGTGGGGAGTCACTGGATAATACCCTCTCAAGTATAACAACTAAATGGAAATAAGATGACTTCCTTAAACAAGAAGTTCTTCAAGTTTCTTTCGATTTTCATACTATTAAGTTATAGTTTATATGGAATTAATTCATATGCTGAAAATGCCATCGAAAGAGAAGCAAGGGAATATTCCCTCGGCGTTGGAGAAGTAATCCAGGACATTAGAGATGATGCCCAAGAACAACAACGTAAAATAACACAAAACAAAATACGAACACAAAACATACACCTCGCAAATAATCGTGAACTAAAATGTCTAGCAGACAACATATACTACGAAGCTGGTAACCAGTCAACTCAAGGTAAGTTGGCGGTTGCGGCGGTCACGATTAACAGAGTAAAGAGTCCAAAGTTCCCGAAATCTGTGTGTTCGGTCGTTTATCAAAAAACTAGAGGAACTTGTCAATTCTCATGGACTTGTATGAGAAAATACAGACCAAATCCTGAAACATATGCTGAGGCCAAAAGAGTAGCTGAAAAGGTACTATTTGCCGGTGCGAATCAGGGTGTATTAGGTCGTAACGTATTGTTCTATCACGCGGACTATGTAAACCCAGGATGGAACTTGCGTAGAGTAGCTAAAATTGGTGATCATATATTTTATGCAGGATAAAGAATGGGTAAGAGAAGCAACTTTGAACATCGTAAGAATGACTTCTATCCGACTCCGTTGGATGCAGTAAAGCCTCTCTTACCCTTTCTACGCACAGAGTTTACCTACGCCGAGCCGTGTGCCGGTGATGGTAGACTCTGTGATCACCTTGATCAGCTAACAGATAGCAGATGTGTCGCATCGCTAATCTCGGATATTGATCCTAAAAACGAAATTCAACAAGCAGACGCATTAACTGTTGACATTCCCCCAAATACCGACTATATTATAACTAATCCGCCATGGTCTAGATGGATACTTCATCCTCTGATTGATAGATTCGCTGGCATTCGTCCTACGTGGCTTCTATTTGATGCTGACTGGATGCATACCAAACAAGCGATACCCTATCTAGAGTATTGTAGCAAAATCGTGGCCATCGGTAGAGTAAAGTGGATTGAAAACAGCAAATTTACTGGCAAGGATAATGCTTGCTGGTATCTATTTGATAAAAATGAAATGAGTGGAACACAATTTTATGGTCGAGGATTTTCTAGTGGTAGATGATATCAGCAACGAATTTCTAATTACAAAGAAGTTTAAAACTTCAACTGAATTCTCACAGTTTATTGAGAAGCAGGCAACGACAACTGGTCTAAAGTGTATGGACCTGTTAGTTGACTATTGCGTAAAGAATGATATTGAGATGGAATCTGTTTCTGTTCTTCTGACTTCTTCTTTGAAGGAAAAGATTAGAGCGGAAGCCGAAGACCTTAATATGTTGAAGCGTAAGGATGGAAAGCTGCCCCTCTAATGGAACCTTTTGACGTATATCGTTTATACATGTCATTGAAGTTACATTTTACTAAAGAAAATTATGATATCACCAAGCAGAAGTCTATGGTATCATGTAAGCGCGAAACATTTATGAAGCGCAAGGACATTCTTCTTTTCCGCAAACTCGCTAAAAGAATGCAACGAGAAGAAATGATCAACTACTTTGTGGCTAATTTTGTCGAGGGTCACAATGGGTTGTTTGAGGGCGGTAGTGATGAAATCTATAGGGATTGGAAAAGTCGCCAAGAAAAACTGACATATCAGTTTACACAGGACTTGGCTACTATCTTTCTTGAAGCAGAGAAGCAAGAAAAAGATCCGCTGATTTCGTATGACGGGCAGCACCCTATAGTATTCAAACTATATCTTGGTAAAAAAATCGCAATCGAAACAATAATTATTCTTGACAAATTGTTCGATTTTGTGTATTCTAACACTACTTTAACAGATGATTTTGTTTGGAAAGACTTTGCTCATCTAGTAAAGAAATATCGTATTTTCATCCGAATTGATCGGGAGAAATATCGTCAACTATGGATCAAGGAGAAAGGCCAAGTGGTCTGTTAAATGAGTCACTCTAAGCGTAGAGATTACGATTACGAACCTCGTGTTAAAGAAGTTCGAAAAGGTGTTGATAAATCAAATAAACACCGGAAACAATTGTATAAATACTCTAGTAATCGTGATGATGACGATTACGATGATTATGATACACAACGCAAATATTAAACATACAACGCAATATAAGGAACATACATATGTCTTTTAATTCTCTATCGGAACTCCGTAAGAACCGTGGCAACTTCGACTCGCTCATGAAGGAAGTCGAAAAGATTGCAAATCCCTCAAATGAAAAGAAGGGCGATGATGATCGCTTCTGGAAGCCTAGTGTGGACAAGGCTGGCAATGGTCAGGCTGTTCTTCGTTTTCTTCCTGCACCTTCTGGTGAAGAACTTCCTTGGGTTCGCGTCTTCGATCACGGCTTTCAGGGTCCCACTGGTAAGTGGTATATCGAAAACTCGTTGACCACTATCAACAAGCCCGATCCAGTTGGCGAACTCAACAGCGAACTCTGGAACTCTGGCATCGAAGCCAATAAGGAAATCGCTCGTAAGCAGAAGCGCCGTCTCTCTTACATCTCTAACGTTCTTGTTCTTCGTGACCCAGCTAATCCTGAGAACGAAGGTAAGGTCTTCCTCTACAAGTATGGTAAGAAGATTTTTGACAAGATCAAGGACGTAATGCAGCCTACGTTTGAAGACGAGAAGCCTGTTAATCCGTTCGATCTGTGGGAAGGTGCAAACTTCAAGCTCCGTATTCGTCAGGTTGAAGGTTATCGTAACTACGATAAGTCGGAATTTGATGGTCCGACCGCACTTGATGAAGATGATGCAAAGCTGGAAGCTATCTGGAAGCAGTCGCATTCGCTTGCTGCATTTCTTGATCCTTCAAACTTCAAGTCTTATGATGAACTCAAGACCAAGCTGAATGCTGTTCTTGGAAGCGGTGTTCGCGTTCCTAGTGCAGACAAGGTTTCGCCTCTTGATGCAGAAGATGAACTCTTCGTTGAAACCAAGATGAAGTCGGCTGCTAAGGCTACCGATGATACTCCGCCCTGGAATGATGACAGTGACGATAATATGAGTTACTTCGCAAGTCTTGCGGACGACTAAATGAGAAAGGGGCGCTTAGAGCGCCCCTTTTTTATGCCATTGCTCGTTTAAGAGCAAATCTCATCCAACTACTCTCATCATCTCTTACATACGATTTAGTATTTGGAACAGTGGTTTTCTCTCCACCACCCGCCGCAGCCGCTTGCTGGATAACAGTCGGAGGTGGAACGTTAACATTCATTTTATCTCTAGCGGCTTCTGAACCCTGTTCGAGAATTCCGCTATCTGGATTTTGACCAGATTCTACTTTCTTTTCATCACCACCGGACATCCAGTCCCATGCTTTCTTAGCGCCAACTGCGGCCAAGCCTACACCACCAAGTCCAGCGGCTGCCATCAATGGATTCTTTTTAATAAATCCACCAACTTTGCTGAATATGCCGCCACCTGGCTTACCTTCTACTTTTGCTGCTGCGGCTGGCTTAGGTGCGGCAGCGGCTGGTGCTTCTTCTGCGGCACCTGGAACACCGCCCAGTGCGCCCATGTCTCTAGCAGCAAGTGCAGCATCAATACCTACCGATGCGGCTGTCCCTACACCAGGAATTGTTCCTGCTACCCCCGATAGAAGTTCGCCACCAGCCCCTAACCAATCACCTTGCATGGCTCTCTGTGCAGCAAATGCTCCGCCGGCAAGAATGCTGACACCAGGAATTTTCTTTAGTAGAGATTTTCCGACCGCTTTAGCGCCAACTTTAGCAACGCCTTTTGCAGCAACTTTCTCACCGGCTTTTATCGCTGCCTTTTCACCTGCTTTAACTGCACCCTTCTCTCCGGCTTTAACTGCACCCTTTTCCGCAGTTTTAGCTTCTGTTTTTGCGGCGCTGCCAGCATCTGGTACTAGATCGGTTGCTGACATTGCAGTATTAGTTGCTACATCTGCCGTGCTACCAGAATCTTCATCATCGCTCATTGCCGCGCCAAGACCTATGGCACCAGCAGCAAGTCCAAGACCACCAAGAATTCCCTTTTTACCCTTTAGCTTACTAAAGAATCCCTTCTTAGCAACACTGGCCTCTTTCTTAACAAAACGACCCTTAGCATCTCTTGGTTGACTTTTAGCTCGTTCTGATCTTGATTGTTTTTTATTCTTAGAACCACCGGATCCTGTTAGATCATCTGCTACATCTAGAGCGGAATCTAGAATGCCGCCGCCCCCGCCACCGCTCGAATCACCTGAATCCTCATTACCCATGGAGTCTGCAATTTTTTGCATACTCTTATTGATAGCATCGATAAGTTCGAGTGTTTGTTTCGAAGTATCGGAGAGACTCTTTATAACTTCTGTCTGGGCTTCGATTGCATCTACTACTGGACTATCTGATAGTCCAGCGGACACTTCTTGCATGTCACTGCCAGTATCTGGTGTAGGTGCTGCTATACCACTTATCGCAGTCTTATTGTTTCTTTCGTCGTGATCTTTTTCAAGTTCGGCATTGATATCTTTTAACGATACTGGTTTGCCATCTTTACGATATGAAATATCTTTATCAGACGCAGGTGCAATACCCTTGTCTGCTAACATCTTCTTTTGGGAATCAGTAAGATCGGTTAGCTTTTCTGCCTCTGGTGCCCAGCCCTGCTTTACTCGCTCATCTTTACGCTTTTCTGCATTAGAAGTGACCAGTTTATCTAGAAACCCGCCTTCTTTACCTCTAAAAAGTCCTTTTTTAAAACCTGAGCCAGCTTCTTTTGCACCGGCTTTAATAGCGGTACCGAAAGCCTTAACATTGTCTTTAAAACCAGATTTAGTAGTATTGAATGTCTTTGTATTGCCATTTTCATCTTTAAGACCCATCAATCCACTAAAACGATTTATAAAAGTGTCTTTGTCTCCGCGAAGACCCATATTATTTTGTTTGAAATGTTCATTCTTTGCAGCACTTGCTACGTCTGCAAATCTCTTAGCTCCTTCGGTATTACCAGATTTCTCTGCTAATGCTTGACCCTTTTTGGCTAAGTCAATTACTTCTTTGATGCCCTTATTAAAACCTTCCAGGTTCTTTTCTGTCAACTTGCCAATTTCTTTGACAAGCTCGGTCATCATCTTATGTTCTTCTTCGGAAAACTTTTCTAAGTCTTTGCTTAAATTGTCTGTGGCAGCCGAAAGAATTTTACCAGCACTTTCGCCATCAACTCGCGTGATGGATAGAGGACTGGTCGAATCTTTAATTTTGTTTAGCTGGGTTTCTTTTCCTCTACCCGCGCCAGATGAACTTAGTAACTTCTTGATATCTCGTCCAAGATCGATCATTTCGTCCAGACGTTCGACAACAGGATCAGGCCCATTATTGGGTTCTGTCTGTAGTCTATCTGATAGTCCTTGTAAGTTACTGGCCATTTTTTAATATTCCTGTTGATTCTTTTCTGCTTTTTTCTTCAAGTGTGTCATCAACAAACCGATGTAGACTTCCCTTTCCCATGGCATCATATTTTCAAGTTCAGACAAACTATATTTGTGTTCTTGCATTAAGATAAAGTTTGTCTTATAATGATTCATCAAATTATCATGAGAAAGGGTTATTCGAAAAAATTTTCTACACCGTCAATCAAAACTGTATTTTCTGTTCCACAACTCACACATGTATAATCAATTGTCTTTTCAAGTCTAGGTGAAGTCTGGAAGAATTCAACAATTTTTTCAAACTGTTGTGTCGAAAGACTGTTGATAAAGTTCTCTACTTCTTCTTTACCTTCTTCTGCGGCGTCATAGATTTCATCTTGATCAAAGATTTTATCGACGCATGATACAACAAGATCAAATGCGGGAGTTTCATCATCTACTAAAATCTCTGCCTTTGGATACTTCATGGTAACACCGACCGTATCTGACAACATGATCTTGTTTGTATGATTTTCTGGGAAATCAATAGTCAGAGCATTTAAATCTAATGTCGTTTCGGTCTTGTGGCCACATTCACCGCAAATTAAGATGAAGTCTGTGATGTTACCGATAGACTGTGAACGTAATTGAATAAACGCATATTGCAAGTCGAAGAACGGTAAGTCTCTGCCGTCCACTGCACCATTTGAACAAGATGTTACAATGTCTTGCATTGCCTTGATCATCTCTTTAGGTTCATTCGATTCTTGTGCTAAGATAAGAATCTTTTCTTCTTTTACCAGAAACGGACGAAACTCAACTTCTTTATTCAAAGAATGTATCTTCACGTTAAATGTTGGTGTATTCATAACGGGTAATGGCATAATTCAATCCTTCATTATTTTTGAGTTGGCCAAACTACGAACCAACGTTTGTATGCAAAAGTCACTGGCATTCTTACTACTTGTGTATTCGAAGAAGACATTTGAATAGGAGCAATTGATCTAGGAAAAACGTCTTCCAATATCCACTTGGCTACAACTTGATCTTTGTTATCAAGAGCGGTAATTTCCATACTGCCGTAATAGTCATTTGGAAATGCAATCTCTCTTGTCTGCTTATTTACTATTCCGCGCATCCAATCTCCGAAGAAATCTTTTGCTGTCCAAGATGAATCGACTAGAAACGTTAGTGATATTGAGTCGCCACCAAAATCAATCG